TGGTATGACGGGTGGCACACTAACAAAAGATGGTGGCTCTATTGGTCAGCTACCGAAATGGCTACTTGCTGCTCAACCGACAGCCGGACCTGTAGAAGCATCTGTACTTGATAACTTTGATGATGTAAATGGTACTCATCCTTTCAGCTTTGCACAAAACGAAGGTTTTATCGTCGAGAACCGCGTTTTGTTAGGTGCTGCTGCGAACTCTGTCGTTTATTTCGATTTCTCCTGGGTTGAAGTAAGCTACGACTTCTAATTCTTAAGCGATGAGCCTACTTCTAGCCGTACAGGCTTTTGAAGATGCGGCTACTGTTACCTTTGCGTTAACACCTTCGGGTAGCGATGCAGTTGAATTTGTAGATAGCGATACAGAGAGACTCGTATTTACTGTATCTGCAACCGAGGTAGCACAATTCGTAGATTTCAATACCGAATTACTTGCGTTATCGGCCTCGGGTAATGATATTGCACAATTTATCGATGCTGCTATTGAGAGTTTAAAGCTCTCTCCATATATCACAGAGGAATATCCCGTTGTTAGACTTTCTCTGACACCTTCCGCTGATGTTGAAAAGGCTGGTTATTTTGACCAAATCGGATTTGGTCTACCTCCTAATGAAAGCGGATTGCCTGCTACTAGATCAGTCTCAAATACAGTTAGGGATGCCGTATCATTCATCGCACCAGCAACAACAAAAATAGATTCTCTTGCTGTATATCTTAGAAGAACCGGCAATCCTACTGACAATGCCATTATCGAATTAAGAGACGATAATACTGATAAGCCTGGAACTCTAATCGTACAAAAGACCTTTCCTGGCTCATCTCTAGATACCGCAGCCACCCGAGTTACTATTGATCTGGACGAAGTATCCATTACATCGGGAACAAAATATTGGATCGTTATCTATCGTGAGGTTCTCGACAATACAAATAGAATCGAAATATCTGTAACTGACATACCCAATGCTAGACCTTGGCAGGGAGGAACATACAAGAATACCGTTAATAGCGGAACTACTTGGACTACTATAAATACTCCAGCTTGGCCTTTCTTAGTCTATACCGCTATAGATACTCCTCCGTATCTCGGGTTAACTCCGAGTGCGTCTGATACAGCACAATTTGCCGATAGTGCAACAGAAAGCTTTAAGTTTACTCCATCAGATACTCAAGCATTTGAAGCTATCGATGCTGATACAGAATCACTATCAATTATTCCATCTGCCAGTGATGTAGCCGAATTCGTCGATGCTGTTGAATCAAAGCTAACCAATACTCCTAGCTCAACCGATACTGCTCAGTATACGGAATCCGATACTGAAAGTTTCTTATTCACTCCTTCTGCATCAGAGGAACATACCACTTTTGACTTTGCGACGGAGTTGTTTAAACTAAGTCCCTCGGATACTCAGATATTCGAGAGTGTCGATGCTAATACTGAATCTTTTCGTTTGACTCCATCCGCTACGGTAGAGAAGGCTATCTTTGACGATATTCTTCTTTCTGATCTTACTCTACTTCCTAACCTGTACTCAAACGCAGTTGCATTCTCTCTACAAGATCCTGCTTCGGATACTATGGATGCACAATCATTTATCGTACCAGCTAACGGCAATATGCTTGCTGTTGGTATCTATGCCGCAAAGCATGGCAATCCCTCGGATACTCTCAGAATAGAACTTAGAACCGACAGCTCGAATAAACCATCGAATACTGTGCTAGCGACTAGGGATATATCTCCAAACGAACTAGAGACTGACTTATTTAATTATCCCTCAATGCTTTTCTTTGGGGATATACCAGTCACGAGCGGAGATCGATACTGGATCATTTTTTATCGTACTGGATTAGTCCACGACGGCGTAAACTTCTTTAGTGTAGCTAGCTATAATACAACTTTTGGTGGCTCAGATCATTATGCAGATGGAAATGCGGCTAACTCCTCCAATGGTGGTACTTTTTGGTTTACCATATCTAGTAGGGATTATCCGTTTCGCGTATTCTTCGAATCAAACAATGTTCCACGCGCTTCTCTTACGCCTTCGTCTACCGACATTGCTGACTATGTAGATAGTGATACTGAATCCTTCTCACTAACTCCCTCAGGAACAGATACATATACGCCAGGAACAGGTACAAATGACTATTTCGATTCCGCTACGGAGACTCTTCTCCTAACTCCATCTGTAATTGATCTAAGGGAGAGTGCTGATGCAGCAACAGAAATCTTGGAACTTACAGCTAGTTCGACCGACGAGGCGCAACTCACGGATTCAGATATTGAGAGTTTACTGTTATCACCTTCGGCGAGTGACCTTTTCCAAGGATCGGACGAGGCATCTGAATTATTTGTATTTGTACCATCGGCTACGGAGAATGTCGAAAGAACGGACGCAAATACCGCGATCCTCCTTGAGATACCTTCTGCGATCGAATTTTTAGAACCGACAGATGCCGATACCGTACCGCTTCGATTTACAATATCTGCGTATGAATTCTACAAAATCTATGAACTTGTTGCATCATTAGGAGAACTTCGTTGGCGATCCTCAATCACTTTTAAACGTTACTGGACGCATATCGACGGTTTGATCTATTCAGGAGCTATTGCTTTTAGAAGGTGGTGGTCAAATGTTGGAACTCGTTAAAGGAACAATCGAGCATATCCCGGTAAATGTCAGAGATCGCTTAAATAATCTAACCGATCTTGGCGGAACATCACCAACATATCTCGTTCGGAAAGAAAAAGATGAAGATATCGTTATTACTGAACGCCCAGCCGATCTAACCGTTCCTGCCGGTATGACGGCATATTGTCTGATTGATACAACTGGACTCGATAAAGATCGATACGAACTTCTTTTGAGATTCCAACTTCTACCCGAAGTACCTTTTCTTGGTCCCTTCGACTTTGAGGTTGTCTAGTGTTTGAATTTACTGATCTATCGAAAGACCGATTCTTCCAAGCTATTGAGTATAAACCACATTCTCGAGGTCAACAAGCATTTCACGATTCTGATGCAAAAATCAGAGTCCCCTGCTGTGGGCGTCGGTGGGGAAAGTCTTTAGCATCGGGAAATGATTTTTCCTTTTCGTGTCTAAAGCCTGATGCATTCTTCTGGATTGTTGGTCCAACATATCGACTTGCTGAAAAAGAGTTCCGAGTTATCCATAATAACTTCGCAATGAAGTTGAAGCTCAAAAAGCATTTGAAGATTGCTTACAATGTTGAGCAGGGTCATATGCGAATTACGTTTCCTTGGAATACAACTTTGCAATGTGTTTCTGCGACGAATGTTGATTCGCTACTCGGTGAAGGTCTTGATGGTGTGATTATGTCTGAGGCTGCTCGACATAATCTTACAACATGGGAACAGTATATCGAGCCGGCTCTCTCAGATAAAGGCGGATTCGCAATTTTCCCCTCAACCCCACAAGGGTTCAATTGGTATAAGGGGTTGTATGATCTAGGCCAAGATCCTTCAATGACCAATTATGAATCATGGAGATTTCCGACTTGGGAAAATCGTGTTATGTATCCGGGTGGTTACGATGATCCTAAGCTAAAGGATATTCGTAAAACCGTAAGCGATGCTTACTGGCTACAGGAATACTCTGCCGAGTTCACTACCTTTGAGGGCCAGATATATGAAGAGTTCGATGAGCGTATCCACGTTATTGACATTGATTACCAACCAGCGTGGAAAAATTATTGGGTATTCGATTGGGGATTCAATGACCCCCTCGTCTGCCTTGATATCATGGTTGATCCGTCCGATAACGTGTACGTATGGCGCGAGTACCAAGTGCGTCATAAATCCACATGGGATCACGCTCTTATCCTAAAAGAACGCGAGAATCCTGACGATTTCCATGTTGATGCGATGTTTGGCGATCCTGCTGGTGCTGATGAAATTGCGACGATGGCTATCCATTTTGGTCCAATTGTCGCAAGAAGCCGTGAAATCCCTTGGAATCGTGGAATCGAGGCAGTTAAGCGTAAGCTAAAGCTACAACCTGATGGTACTCCGCAACTTTATATTGATCGTTCATGCTATCAAACTATTCGACAGATGCAAGGACTCCGTTATCTACCTGCGCGTAATGATAGAAATCCTCGTGAGGGTCAAGTTGACTATGACGATCATGGGCCTGATGCTCTTAGATACTTCATGGTTGAGTATTTCGTTTTGGGTGCGGGTATGAGTCTGAGTTCTGCGTATAGTGTCCCTCACTTGGGATCAGAAGCCGAATCATTCTTTACGATGAAAAAGGGTATCTCAATAGATGATAGAGTTGGTTTTTAAGTAGTGGCAGGACTAAAACAAATACTCAGCCCCCGAAAGTACCGTTCAGGTACTTCTTTAGTTTCTACAGGTGCAGTAGATACGCCTAAAGAAGCTGAGTCCGAACGGGGTTCGTCCGTTGCGGCACCAATACGAGAGATAGTTCCTGATCTAGCATCAAAAAGACAGGAATTAAAAATCTATTATCAGATGGGAAATTTCCATGCTGCTTGTAGATCCTCTCTACGTGCTGTTACTAGTTACATTATGGGAGCTGAGTTCTATATGGAACCAGCAACCGATGAAGATGAAGATTTGTTGATAGCAGAATTTGCTGAGTATAACATTTTTGAAGCTACTACAAATCCTTGGCTCATAAATCTAGCCCGAATCGGAACATTTTGTAAAAACGGATCGAGTGCTTTTGAGACAGTATATGAAACAAGAGATTGGGCGCCTAAGCGAAAAGGTGCAAATCATAAGCAATATACTGTACTCAGAAAACTAGCTCCAAGACCGCTATCATCAATTAAGAGATTTGAGTACGATGATAATGGTGGACCAGTAAGCATAATCCAAAATGCAATCCGAGCTGATGGTAAAGTCGAAGAAGTAGAGATCCCGATTCAGCTTGCGATTATATTTCCAAATGAGGATGATACAGGTGATCTATTTGGAAAGAGTATACTACGCTCCGCGTATCCTCACTGGTATTACATCCAACACCTTTATAAGATAGATGCGATCCAGAAAGAACGGCACGGTATTGGTGTACCGAAAGCAAGTATACCGCCCGGTATATCTGACGCGGATCGCCAATTCACACTTGAACTCCTTAGAAATATCAGAACGAACGAACATTCGGGGGTCTTGGAACCGCTAGGTTATGAATTCAGTTTTATGGAGCTTTCAGGGAATCTCGTAAATGCAATAGAGTCGGTTAATCATCATAACGCGATGATTATGTTGAACGTTCTGGCAGAGTTTTTGGTAGCGGGAATAAGTGAGGGTGGAGCGCGTGCAACATCGGCCTCGCAGCAGGATGTATTTACTAAAGCAAATAAGTCACTCGCAGACATTATCTGTGACAGTATCAATATGTACCTCATTCCGTACATCGTTGGTTTCAACTTTGACACGGACAGGTTCCCTAAGCTCTGTGTGCGAAATATCGGTGAATCTAGAGAACAACAGCAGTTTGCGGCCGCGCTAGGAAATCTATTTGCTCAGAATATTCTCACACCTGATATGGATACTGAGCAATACTTCCGTAAGTATTTCCAAGTCCCACGCAAACTTGAGCCGCGTCCCGCTGTATCTGATGCTGATATCAAGGAAATCATCAATATCAGTGATAAGAAAAACGGGA